TAGCCTGACCATTGCAGCAGCTTTTTTTAATCCTTCATTAACTGCTTTTTTTTGGTCCTTTGACATTAATCTATTAAGCTGCTTTTGGAGTTTTTTATCTCCTAGCAAATTAAGATTAAACATCGCTTCTGACATTATATTATTGTTGAATCTCCCCGCGGTGATCCGTCTTGGGAGACTGTTAATATCATTTTGCGTTTTACAAATTCAGGGTTTTCAATACTTTCAATATTAAATATATTATCTCCAAATTTAATCCTGTTTTGTTCTGTCAATCCTTCAACATATCTGATATAAATTTTATAAACTGCGATTGCTACAAATTGATCAGCGATCATTAATTCCCTAGATCCTTTGCTTTCAATTTCGGCCCAAACTGAACTCGCATCAGTATAAGTTATATTGTCTGCCCCAAAATCATCAACCGTAACAACTGGATTTTGCAGCGTGATGCGGTTTCGCATTCTGCCCGTTCTAAGTCTGCCGCCTGCCATCTTAGGTATTCGCTCCTGCCGCGATCCTGAATGCATTTAATAAACTTGTGACTGTCATCGGCACGACGTTTGCGGTTTGTCCTATAATTACTGGAATGTCATTTTCAAAATAATGCGTGATCATATATCGCATCGCTTGTTGCACTAATTGCGGTACCAATTCTTTTGATGCTGATCCTGGCTCTAAATATCCGCAAGTAAAAGTGATTTCAACGGCGTTTCTTCTGCCTGTTTGTAATGTTGGGAATGTTTCATCTGGCAATAAATAAACTCTGGCTGGTACGTCGATCCCGTCGTCGGTTTCGTATGCTGATGAGCTTAAAGTCTGCAGCGTTCCATCTGAATCGTAATATTTGATTGAGTCAACTGAGATCAAAGGTGATCTTGGCAAAATAAAATAGCCTGAATCGCTGCAGGGAAAATTATCTGATTTCATAACAAATTGTGTTGTTCTGAAAATTCGGCGCGTGTAACCTTCGCAATAATCCCTGACTGCTAAAATGATATCTTTTATTCTGTCGTCGTGAACGTCGTCATCAACTCGTAAAATTCCCTTAGCAGAATCTAGCTCGATAACTGATGCTTTTGATGGGGTTAATTGTGTTAATCTATAATCCATATTATCCTAAAACCTAAAAAAAAAGGACCGCTTTTTACACGGCCCTTTTCGCAAGTGAGATAAACTTTTTTTTATGCTACTACGTCTGCTGTTAAACCGTCTTGCTCAAATAATCTTGTTGAATCATAAGATATAACTGAATCGTTTGTGCCTGCTGCCTCTGTGATTGCTGCTGATACGAATAATTCGACTCCGCTAATTCCTGCATCTGCAGCGGCTTTTTGAATTTGTGCGCTGCTGACTTCAAAATAAACTTGATCGCCAACTGCATCAGGGTTTGCTGTGACTGATTTTGCTAAAACTATTGCAATTGTTGATGGTGACGCGCTTTCGCCAACTACGATAGAAAGAGCGGTTAAAACTCCTGTTCCAACGCAACGAACATAACCAACGGCAAAATTACAAATTTCTTTTGCAGATACCCAACCAGAATATTCAATTGTAGTGCCGCTTGGCTCGTGAAAGAATAATTCTTTTTTTGTGCTTGATAAAATATTATTTACTGACATTTTTTTAATTCCTTTTAAATTTTATAATTAGGCTCTAGCTGCTAGACCGATGAAAGGGCTTTGTGTTGGGCCATTCTTTGGTGTTAATACTGATTTCCATCACGGGCGACCGTCGTTTGATTTTGTAAACATAAATGTTTCTTCACGTTCTAAGAATCTTACACTAGTGCTTGAAGTGTTTTCCATTGGTGAATATTCGCCTTCTAAATATTGGCTCCAGTCGCACAAAATAATATCGTCTTTATCTCCGACGGCTGGCAATTCGTTAGTGAATACAATTGGCATTCCAAATAAGAAGTTTGGCGCGCCGTCTACCATGCTTGGGTCCAAATGTTTATAATTGTGCTTGATGCGCCCAATTCTGTCAATGCTGGCAATACTGACGGATTAGCCATAAATAAGCCCATTCCACCATGTAATCTTGAAACCATTTTAGAGATATTTTGACTAACTATTGTATCTGCAGCTTGTCCTGATTCTTTAGCAACTGTGATCATTACTCCTGAATTTCTAACGCCTAGGCATTCGCCTGTGCCTGAACCATTTATTTTTTCTTCAATCATTTTAGATCCAAATTCATCATTATAACCTTGAGTCAATAATGCTGCAACTGAGATGCTTGATTCACGAATTAATCTTTTTGTACATGAGTCACGCCAACCAATTCATTTGCTTTTAAAGATATTTGTTCAAATTGCATTTTGCTAGTTGCTGCTGCGACTGTTTCAGGAGTGCGCGAAACTGTTAATCCTCCAGAAACCGATGTGGCGTGTGATTTGTCAACTCGTGCATTAAATTCAACCAATGATGTTGCCATTGGTATATTTGTAACGCGGCCAATTGTTGGATCGCTTTCAGGTGATGTTGTCAATAATCCAGCGGCAACGCTTTTAGGCACTAAAAAACCACCATCAGGATTTGATTGTACTTGTTGCTCGTCACTACCTACAGCTCCAAGATATTTTAAGCGATCGTCTGTTATAACTCCGCCTGCATTTTTAGATTGTTCGGCGATTGCGCCAAAAAAGTCTGATGAATCTTTGAAACCAAAGTTTGCATCTTTTGTAAATTCTGGCTCGCTAACTGCTGTAACTATTTGTGTTGGATTTTCGGCTGCTTTGCGTGGGTTTGCTTTTTTGAACGCATCCATTTTTGCTTTTGCGTCAATTTGCACTTTAAGATCTTCGGCTTCTGTAACGAATCCTTGATATGATGCCAATTCTTCGGCAGTTAATGCCCTTTTTTCTGACGCTGCAAATGCTTCTAGTTTATCGGCATTTTCAAGAGCGGCATTTAATAATTGATGTAAATTCATAATTTTTTTTTATTTAAAATATTTGTTATAAGTTTAGACTGTTTTTTACTGTTTCAATGCGACTCTGCGCTTTTACCATAGAAAGACGTTGTTTTAAAGCTGCGGTTCTCTGACCTGTTCTTCTTACGCTTCCTTGATTCTGTATTTGCTTAAGTGTTGCATCCATTGACTGCACGGCATCTATCAATCCCAATTCTAGCGCTTTTTCTGCTAAAAATGTTTCGCCTGTTGCAATTTCCTGAACTGTCTCAACTGATAAATTTCTACCTGTTGCAACTCCCTCAGCAAAAAATTTGTTTAGTGCATCAACTTTGCTTTGTACGTCTGCAATAATTGATTCAGTGATCTCGGTTCCTGCTGCTCCTGCGCCTTTCTTCTCGCCTGTTGAAACAACTATGACTTTTACGCCTTCACGCTCGAACGCTTTTGATGTGTCGTGTAATACTGCGACAACTCCGATCGATCCGACTTCTGCTGTTGCATTCGCGTATATTTTTGTCGCTTGGGATGCAACCCATAACGCCGCCGATGCGCCTAGATCCTCAATTTGGGCTATTACGGTTTTTGATTGAGCGGCTATTAGCACATCGTCGGCTAATTCTTTTGTCCCGGCAACGTGACCGCCTGGGGAATCAATAGATAAAATTATTTGTGTTACTGCTTGATCTGCTACAGCGTCTCTCAATTGTCGCCTAACTTGGATTGTTGAAACCGTATCTCCAAATTTTGAAGCTCCTTTCATCATAGCTCCATGCATTCCGATAATTGCGATCCCGTCTATGAATACGTTATCAGGGTTTCCTGCAAATGGTCCTTTTTGTTCTCCAAATGCTTTTATTTCTGCGTCTGGTGCGTTTTTTTCTTTCAATCCGCTGGCCTTCATTGCTTCTGCGTGCAATCCGCTTTGAATTGATGCAACCGCTCGATTAAACCATTCAGGTTCAATTAACCACGTTCCCATGTGTGAACTAAAGCAGGGTTTTGTATCGTTTATATTCATAATGATTCAAGTATAATGTTAATCAGATCCGCGTCAACCGCTTCTTTTTCTTCGCTTGTAATAAATGACTCGATCCTTTTCTCATAATAAACCCTTACGCTTTTAAGAAAGTTATCGTTAATTGCAATATCTAAACTATTAAATACGGGAACAATTGCATCGCCCAAATATCCTATTTGTGACTTAAAAAACTTATCCGCCCATTCTGATCGCGCATCTTTTGTCATTTCTTTTTTTTCTTGACGATCGACTGCTTTTCTCTCTTTTTCATTTACTCGATGAACTGCATCTGCTATTATTGGTGCCATTTTTGCAGCGGCTTTTTGTGGCGCTTCTGCTGGCTCCTCGATTGTCTCTTTTGGTGTCTCAATTGCTGGCTTTTCGGTTTCTTCTGGCTCCTCTCCGACAACTGCAAAATTTAACGGATGATAATAAGCGTCTCCACCATCGTATGAATTCATGCCCTCTGATCTTCTTATTTCGTTCGGGTTTTTAACTCCAATTCCCCAATGAATAGCATCTCGTTCTGCTCTGCTTTTTGCGTCGCCTCTTAATAATGCATCCTCGTTAAATCTGATCACAACTTTGGGCCTTGTTAATAAAAGTTTTATTTTTATCTCCTGCTCCCATTTTGTGGCCCACGGTGTTAATGTGTCTGTGTTGTAATCAATATTCGTTTGCTCAACATTGCTAAATGTGGCCCTGTCAAAATCGCCGATCTTAGTTGGTGGCATTCGAAACCATCTTGCAACGTCTGTAACTTGAAACTTTCGTAATTCTACTAATTGACTTTCTTTAGGATGGATCGTTGTATTTTGCCACTCCAAGCCCTCCTCTAATAATTGCAACTTATGTGCGCTTTCGGCTCCTTGGCTGCGGTCCTCAAATGATTTTATTAAATGGTCCCTGGCCTCTTGTGATAATTGGTTTGGCGTTCTTAAGAATCCGCCCGCTGTAGTACCATTCCCAAAATATGCAGCAGAATATTTTTGTGCTGCAATCGCTGAACCAAAACTTTGACTCGCAAAATTTACAACTGAATAACCCGTTAAACCATCGCCGCCCAATCCTTTAATATGAATTACGTCTCTTGATTGTAAAATTGCCTCGTGATTGTCTGATCTGTGGTTTCCCTGTAAACTGAATTTGCCTAATGTGAAAATTTTATATACAATCAATCCGCTTTCTTTGTCTCGCTCAACTTGGACCCGTGAAGGATGGATCGGAAATATTGCGATCGGTTTATCTGCTCCGTTTCTTACAATTTCGCCGTAACCATTGCCCCAACCTAATGCGTGACTGGTAATTGTCTCAATCATTGTAAATGGTGACATCTCATCGTTTGGTATTACTGAGCATTCTTTGAATTGGATCATTTACTAAAATTTTAATATTGCCGTTTTTCTCAAGCTGGATCAATTCAATCGGCTGCTTTGCGATATCTTCTGAGATATTTCTGATCGCTGCATAATAAGCAGATAGCTGCATGCTTGTTTCAGGTGTAACAATCTCTTTTGCAGCATTGCTCGACGTTTTAATATTGTTAAACATTGCTAGAAATGCGTTATTTGCGCTGCTGAAACTTCCGCCGCTTATGGCCCCAAATTTAAAAGGGTTTCTAAATGATATTTTCGGTAATTTCATCTGTGACTTTAAAGACAATTCTCTTTATTCTAAACTTAAACATTAATTAACAAGTATAGAATTAATTATCCTAGCGTTTGAATGCCTCCTGACTCGTAAATGCTCTTTGGATCTTGCGTCTCCTTTAATAAATGTAAACCATGCGCCATAATTGCAGAAACTCCAAGATCGATCTTATCTGTGGACCGTTTTTTGTCTGGTTTTATATTTCCTGCTGAATCCTCGGCAACCATCATATTTCCGATGCACCATCTTAAAACTGGTTGATCTAATTGGTTAAATGTCTTTGAAATAACCTCTTTTTCAAATGCTTTGCATGGCTCGTTCATTGTTAAAAAGCCCTGCCTAAATTCT